ATTAAATGTTACAACAGCATGGACTTTATCCCATTCAAACGGTCTTGGTGGTTGTTTATTTTTACTACGTCCTGGTAGTAATCTACCCTGTGCATCAACTACTGTGTCTGGATTAAACGGTTTTTCTCTGATTATTAATTCTCTATCTGTGTTTTCTTTTAAGATTTTTAATGTGTTTTCTAACCAATCCTTACCGTTAAACATTTCTGCCATAAAATTACTTGGTGGAACAACTAATACATATTTTCCATTTTTATGAAAAGGTTTAATTACTTCTTTAAATTGATTTTTAAATCGGTCATCCGGTCTGTTATCTATAAATGTTTTTACGTGTTGATTCTTAACACATCTCATCCAGTATGGAGTTGCTCTACTCTCTCCCCAGTAAGGTCTGTCTATGTAATAAAAATCTTTTTTATTTTTCTCTGCCCATTTGTAAACTAAATGTGTTCCTCTTAACACGCCCATGAATACAACTTTTGTGCAATCTTTTTTGTCAAGTACTTGTTGATATGTTAGAACTGGCGCCTTCATACCTCTTGCGGCCGCTTCTACATACTTTTCTGTAACTGATCTATTTGTTTTTACTCCGTAATACATACTATGAAGCCGGTCTCCCTTTCCAGTAATTAATATCTTCTTTTTTATGTCCAGGCCTTAAATCATTTTTATTAGATGTGCCTGTTTGTTTCCTTTTACCTTTAAAATGATCAATGTAAAGACCTAGTTCACTGTTAATAAACACGTGATGTCCTTTGACGTTTTTCAGATGACCTATATCATTTACAGTTATATTTTTTTCTTTCTGATATATTTTTACTAGATACCAAAAAGTGTGTGTGTCGACCCACCCACCTGGTACGTTGAAAATATTATCTGATGTGTAGAGTGTTTGGTAGTCATTTGCCCAATTTTGTATCTCAGGGTGTTTTAAATTATAACTAACAAATCCTGTTTCTGGCTCTTTATCGCTATCGTTTATTTCTGGATTTTCTCTACCTAAATAAGTTAACATTGTGTCTGCTGGACATAACGATTCTAAGAAATCTTTCGGAATTGATCTAAATGTGTATGTGTCAGCGTCTAACCAAATCATATAATCATAATCTTTAATTGTTTTAATAGCATGAGTGATGCAATAAACTTTGTTAGCAAATCTTACGGCATGCCATTGGAATGATCCCTTTCCAACAGCGCCTGGTCCTGTTCCGGGTCGTTTTTTTCCTCCGGGCATTTCTTGTAATTCTCCATTAGCAACAGGATCGTTTTTATGTCTACCTTTGAATGCAACTAGTTCTGGTTGTGCTTCGTGTAAGTCTACCCATTCAATTCTATCGTTTTTGAATATGTTCTGTGGTTGTGATTCATGATATATTCTTAAGTCTATGTCTGCTGGCCAATTTGCTAACACACTATCTATAGATCTCTTTGCATATCTATTCCACGAATTAGGTTTGTATGATGTAATAATTTTTATTTTCATTTAGTTTGTCTCCAGTAATCTTCTATATTATTTTTAACAATAAGATCTTTTATGCTTGATCTTCCTGTTTCTTTTCTATTACCTTTAAAATGATCTATGTAAGATCCTAAAATACTATTAACAAATACGTGATGCCCTTTAACGCCAGCCGCATATCCTATATCATTTATTGTTATGTTTTTTTCTTTTTGATATTTTTTTGATAACTCCCAAAATACAGCAGAGTCGTGCCATTCAAGTATTTTGAATACATCGTCAGTTACATAAAGTTGTTCCCAATCATTTATAAAGTTTTGTATTTCAGGATGTTTTAAATTATAGCCAACAAAACCGCATTCAGGATATATTGCCTTGTTGTCTCTTTCTCGACCAAGGTAAGTTAACATAGTGTTTGGGAGTAAAATATTACTAAAAAAAGTTAAAGGTACAGCACGGAAAGTAAAAGTATCTGCATCAAGCCATAACACATAATCGTATTCAGCTGAATTACGTACTGCATTAACAATACAAAAAACTTTATTTGCAAATCTTACAGCGTCCCAAAGAAACGATTCTTTGTTTTTATCTTGTCCGCCTAGTGTTTGTAGGTCTGGAGATCTTCTTACTCCTCCCGATATTTCTTTTAGTTTGCCGTTAGCAACAGGATCATTTTTATGTTTATTTTTAAAATTAAATAACGCCGGTTCTGCTGTATTAAGATCTATACATTTAATTCTAGGATTGACATCTTGTGGTACTGGTTCTTCACAGTACATAACAATATCAACTTCTTTTGGAAATTGTTCAGCTATAGAGTCGATTCCACGTTTAGCAAATTCTTTCCATGTTCCAGGCTTGTATGATGTTATTACTTTTAGTTTCATTTTATACTTCTTCTATTTCAAACATTTGGTCATAAATGTTTTTAAATTTTTTTCTAAATTCTGCAATAATGTTTACACTTCTTCTATACATAGTTGGATTATCTCTTTTTGATACACTGTGTACTGCATTAGGAGTTGCATTACAAAACATTACAAACGTGTTTCTTTTATAAGGTATTGTTGTGTGTATAGGTCCTACATCCTCTAGGTATATTTCTCTACCACCTATCATGTTTACTTTTTTGATATCGTTTTTAACTGTATGCAATTGAAACTCTCCTCCAGTGCTTGTATCGTTTTTGTATGGCATATACAATAATCCAGCAAACATTTCTAATGGATTGTCTATATGTGGTGTCCTAGTTGTTTTGTCTTCAATCGGTTTATGCATAACAACTTGACAATCAGTTAATAAATTAATTGCTTTTTTAACTTTTTTCATTCTATTCCCGTATGGTACTTCTTTAATTTCTTTAAACCCTGCCCAACCTCTTGCACATAAATTATCATCTAGATTAGAAAGTAAATCTTTTGCTTTTGTTTTAGATAGCCACGGTTCAAATAGCTCATATACTTCCATAAACCATTCAGGAGATGTATGATATTCTGCAAATTCTCGCCATATATCAGGTTGAAAGTTTGGATTAACTAATACATCTGACTTCATTCTGTAACATGTATTTTTATCAAAAGGTATTGTGTTTAATACTTGTTCCTCTGGAAAAGCTCTTTCTAATTCTTCATATAAGTCCCAAGGCAATGCTTCTTCTACTACAACGTGTGGATAAGGATCTACTATTACTTTTGGTTTTTTCTGTAACAATGAATACATGATTTTTATTATACTTTGTATTAATCTAAATGTCTAATCAAATCCGGTATGTTAATTTTAAAATTTATTAAATCATTTAATCTTTTAACTCCTTTTGGTTTTTTACCATTTTGTTTTTTTATTGGTATAGTGTCGGCTAGATAAACTTCGTGTTTTAATCCTAAATGATGAGATAATAAAGGATAAACTTTTTTATGTAGCATTTTTGGATCTTGTATCTCAATTATTTTAGCACCCTTGTTACACCAAAGTAAATTGATTAGTCCGGCACCATGCGTTGCTAAAATGTGTGTTGCTCCAGCAAAAGTTTTAAATTGCTCTTTAATGTTCATTTCCTCTAATTTAACAATTTCCCAACCTTTGAGTGCTATTAATAGTTCTTCAGCATTTAATAGTTTTCTTGTTTTTGCATTCTCACGTGATACAAATATTTTTCTGCTAGGTTCTAATGCTTTGTATCCAAACAAGCCTTTAAAATGCCTTAGCCATGCTGGGAGATGTGGAGTAGTAACGCCATCATCGCGATTACTCATTGACGGAACAATTAAATGTTCAAAACGCCATACTTCACCTTTTGGCATTACATAATATTTTAAATCAGGAAACATTTCTTTTGCTACTTTATCAAAGTAAGGACTTGAGTTTGGTAGCACATATATAAACCTTGAAAAAGGTGTGCTACCTCTTTTTTCAAGTAGTCGAAATTTTGATATCATATCAATCCAAATATGCCACGGATTGTTAATACTTTCTTCGTCGATAGGTAACCATACAAACATATCTCGACCATTGAGCTGTTTAGTAATTGGTGGAAGTTTAATATTAATAGTTGGCTCAGTCCATTGGTCCCATAAGTTGTGTATTTTTTGTGGTTTGTGTTTGTATTTGTGTACTAAAGGCCACACGTGTTCAGTAATTAAATGCCCTTCTTCTGTAACAAGTAATGGCAAAGTATGTACAGAACAATTATTAAATTCAGCAACAAACGTTGGAAGACTATGGAAATGAGTTTTAGGTGCTTGTTTATGATATTTTACATCATAAGCATACTCGTGATCAATTGTTTCAAAGCGATCTAGGAAGTATTTTATGCTGGTAATATTTTTCACTGTTTGCATTTTAAATAATTATACTATAAACTAGTACTATGTTAAAATTATTTTCCAACGGTTGTAGCTTCTTAGGACCACGTCCAAAAGACAATGTTGATACATTTGTAACCAAAATTCTCGCAGAAGATTATAATTTACAATTATTTAATCTAGCTATGGGAGGCAGAGGCAATGAACGAGTTAGCTTTACTACAAAATTATGGTTCGAACAAAATGGATACAAGGATACATTTGCAGTGATAGGGTGGTCAAGTATGATGAGGAACGATTATGTGACTAACGACGGATGGAAAAAAGGAAGAATACCTAATATGGATTTAACTTGGCGTAGTTGGAAAGTTACAGATAATTTTGAGTTTATTAAAGATCAAGCAGGGTGGGATTTAGAAAATACGTTAATAATGAAGTATTTAGATAATGTTTTAGATTTACAAAATTACTTTAAACTTAATAAAATTCCTTATGTTATGTATAATGCATTGCCAAACTATTCTAGTAGTAAGAGTAATGATTTTAAAACATTTTCAAAAGCAATTGATATGAAAAGATTTTTTAAACCAGAACAAAGTCATTTAGAATTTATACAAGAAGGGGAATATGTTGTAAGTCCAAAAGACCCTCATCCTAGTACAGACGGACATAAACTTTGGGCAAAATTATTGAAAGAATTTATAGATGCTAACAATTTACGCACCATTTAATAATAAAAATAGCAAGGCATGGGAAGTGTTTAATGGAGTTAAAAAGTCTTGGCCTGAGCAAGTTGTTATTAACGATAATAGTATTGAAATAGATCCAGCACCTAACTCAATGTTTTGGGGATTTGTAAACAACAACATGGAATTAATTAAAAAGTTAGAAACACGTAAACATAATTTTTGGTTTACTGATACACCATACTTTGGAAGATTTGACAATAATAATTTAAAACCAGATAATCATTATTGGCGTATTTGTAAAAATAGAATTCATGCGTCATATATTAAAGGTTGTAAATCAGATAGATTTGATAAGTTTGGTATTAAAATAAGAGCACCGCACTTTAAAGGGTCAAAAGTTTTAGTGTGTCCAAGCTCATCAGGAATACACAGGTATTTAGAACAACCAAACTGGACACAAGAAACAGTAGAACAAATTAAAAGATATACAGATAGACCAATCAAAATACGAGAAAAACCGCGTGGCAAAGGAACGTCGGGACCTGCAGTTGCTAAAGTACCCTTGTCAGAAGATTTAAAAGATGCTTGGGTTTGCGTTACATCGTGTAGTATAAGTGCAATAGAATCCTTGTGTATGGGAGTGCCTGTAATTTGTGATGATAAAAGTTTTGCAAAAGAAGTAGGCGGCCAAGAATTATCAGATATCGAAAATCCATTTTTTGTTAGTTGTGAAGACTGGTTATATTCACTTGCATATCAACAGTTTACGCCAGATGAAATTGAGAACGGAACAGCAATAGAAATTTTAATGGATAAAGAGATTTTATGAATATAGAAAAAATAAATGAGCTTTGGTTGCCAGCAGAAGATGCTCAAATAGAACAATGGCGAGAAAAAGGCTATCCGCATATGCAAGATAGGTGTTTAAATCGCTTTATAAAATATTGTGATAATAATGATATAAGATTCAATACAGTGTTAGATATAGGTGCTTGGTGTGGAACATGGAGTTTAGCTATACAAAAATATGCAAAAAATGTGTTATGTTTCGAACCAAATAAAACACATTTTGCTTGTTTAGAAAAAAATCTTGCACCTTTTAAGCACGTTAGTTTATATAATCATGCAGTAGGAAACGAAGAAGGACTTATAAAATTATCTGAAGAAACCGCTACACAAAATACAAGAGTAATACAAGAAAAGGGCGATACAGCAATTTGTAAATTAGATTCTTTAAATTTAGAAAATATTGATTTAATAAAAATAGACGTTGAAGGATTTGAAATGGAAGTGCTTAAAGGAGCAACAGAAACAATTAAAAATACTGAATGGATAATGATAGAATTAAACAATAATACCAAAAGATACGGTAGTAGCAATATAGAGATTGAAAAATATTTGCCCAAATTAGGATTTAAATCGTTAATTAAAATTTGGCCAGATATTGTATATCGTAGAAAATAATTATGTTTGAACATTTACAAAAATTAAAAGATAACGGGTTTAACCCATCAAAGATTTTAGATATCGGTGCTTGGAATGGTATATGGACACGTTCTACAAAAGAAATTTGGCCAGATGCTCATTATACCTGTATTGAAGCAGGAAAAAAGCACGAAGGAAGATTAAAAAAATGTGCTGATGAAAGTTTTATTGCTGTGCTTGGAAATGAAAATAAAGAAGTCAACATATATTTGCGTGAGATCGAAAAACATGATAAGAAAAAAATTACATATACAAAAGGCTCAAATATATTTGGGAAAATCTTAAATTTTCCTTCTGATGCACAAGACCCTAGACAGATGCAAACTTTAGATGAGTTAGTTGGCAAAGATGCACAATACGATCTTATTAAACAAGATGTACAAGGTGCAGAACTTTTAGTAATGCAGGGTTCTCCAGAAATTTTTAAAAGAGCAAAATATATAATTCAAGAAGTAAACTTGTATAAAGATGAAGATTTTCTAGAAATCCCAGACGAAAAAGAAATGGATTTGTATATGAAAACATTAGGATTTACAAATAGTATTGTAATTGACAAACATAATATAGAAACGGTATTGGGGTCAATTAATCAAGTAGACAAATTGTATTGGAAAGACTAGTTATTGTAATAGTATCCTGCGTTTTCTTTAAATTTTCCTAAAAACATACATAATGTATATCTGTTTGTTGGTGTACTATTTCTGTAATTGTGATAAGATCGTTCATAATCACTGCAAAATACAAAATGATTATTAGGTTTCCATGGCAATTCTTTTATAAGAGTATAATCTTCTTCCTCAATTGATTTGTCGCCAAGTCTACCCGTATACAGTTGCGTTCCAACGTTTTCTTCAGGAGAAATATAAATTACAGAAGTCCAAATTTTATCAGGACTGTCGGCATGTACGTAATATGAAAAAGGTTTTGGTGGATCTACTTTTATGTGAACATTAAGACCAAGTTTATGGTACCATTTGTATTTGGGGAACTTATTGCATAGGTCTCTGGCATTGTTTAATACTGCTGTACCTATAGATCGAATTTCGTCTTCAAAGTCTATACCGTACTCTTTCCACTGTTCCGGGTATAGGTATGTTGGATATAAACCATCTCTTTTTGCGTGTATTCTTTTAACCCACTGTCCAAACTGTCCGCCTCTTTTTTCGTTAGGGTCATCACTAGGAAGATGCCTTTGTCTCCATACACTGTTTACATCATTAAACTCTTTAAGTGTTGGAAAGTCGTCCTTTGTAAATGTTTTCTTATTAGAGTCTTTAGTTTGCTCAACTATTAATCTTTCCTCGTCAATATTTTTAATTGACGTTTGTAATTTGTTGAAACTATCAGTTGGTAATCCGTCAGTAAACTGTGTATAAGGCCATGGATCTTTTGTAGTAGTTGCCCCAAGGCATTTGTTTATAAAATATTCACCTATTTCTGTCATTTTAAATATTTATTGGAAAAATTAACCAGTGTAAAAACAATGTTTATTGTCTTTCATTAAAAATAAATTTAATGTAATTCTGTTTGTTGTTTGATCACTTTCATATGAATGCCACGTTTTACCTTGTTCGCCACAAAATATAAATGTACTGTTAGGTTCCCATACTGCTTCTTTTACAAACGCTTTTTCGTTTTGTGCTGTATACATTTTAGTTCCTACATTCTTTTCTGGTGTAACATAAGTTACAGAGCTCCATATTTTTTCTAAACCTTCTTGATGTATATAAAATTTATAAGGCAACGGCGGGGTAATTGATACATGTGCATTAACACCTAAATTATGAAACCATCTAGACGATGGATATTGATTACATAATACTTTGGCGTTTTCAAATATTGCTTTAGCCATAGAATAAATTTCATCTTCAAAATCTATGTTGTATTCTTTAAAGTCTTTAGGGTATAAAAATTTTGGATTTTCACTATCGATTTTAATGTTTTTACAGCATTCTTTTAGTTTTTTAAAACTATCTTCTGGAAATGTGTTTGCTATACATTGATGCGGCCATGGATCAGTTTCAATAGTAGTTGACATACACTTGTTTACAAAATATTCACCTAGCATTTTACTTCCTAACCATTAGATAATCTTGGAAAAAGACTTGATCTACGCCCATACATTTATAACCCCAAGATTCTAGAAGATCTTGTGCAAGAGTATCGCCTCTGTTTTGTTCAATTATGATTGTAGGCCAGTATTTTTTTATTGTTTGTTCTGATCCTTTTAATGCTTTTAGTTCGTATCCTTCTATGTCATATTTTATAAAGCCAATATCTTTTAATTTAAAAGAGTCTATTGTCCTCATATTAACTTTGTACAATCCGTGTCCTTTTATTCTTCCTACTTTGTCACTTTTTGTGTAGGCTATACTGTTGTTTACGTCACCAATGCCACATACCGTATAAGTGAACTTACTCGCATTTTGCATTTTATTTTTAAAAGTAAGGTGAAGATCTCTAAAATCATAACAATAGATATGTGTAAAATCGTTCTCTAGTAATCTTGCAAATTCTCCTCCTCGGCAACCAACGTCAATAGCATTTATAGAATTTTTAAAGTAAGGTTTGGCCCAGTTGTACGTGTAATTCCAGCCTTCACGTTTTTTCCATTTACTGTTGCCTTTTTTCTTTTTTGGTTTCCGCGTGCCTACTGTTACGTTTTTACGTTTTTCAACTATCATATTCGGTCAACCACGCTTCTAGTGCCGGACCATCAAGTGGTTCTGGCGTAAGCCATTCCTGTACACCATGAGTTGAAGCCCATTTTCCACTTGGCATTTGCCAAGCATTATGAACCGGTTTTTCGATATGTCTACCTACCATGTATCTACGAGTACCTGGACCATATGGATGTATTTCTGACTGCACTACAATTAAGTCTAACTGTTCTATCCACTCAAGCATTCTTTGTTTATGATTCTTTTTCATATACAGTAATTATCTGTTTTTGAATGGTTCAGTAATTTCGTTAAATGTTTTGTTGCTTAAATCTATTTGTAGTGCTGGCCTTCTAGGAAAAAACTTTTTTCTTTCTAGTATTTTTATTTTTTTGGATTTTGTAATAAAAAATGTATTTTGATAATATGTAATAATTTTACCATTTAGTTCTATGTCATTTCCAGCATCTCTGTCAGAACGTTCTCTAAAAAACCAAAGACAAATTACTTCTTTATCTAAATTTAAGTCTCGTATGTCTTGTAAAAACTCGTATCCTACCTTATATTTGGCATTAAATTCTTGCCAAACTTGGTGAGAAAGGTTGTTTTGATTTTCATATAAACTATCATATTCTTGTATATTAACAAGTCCTTGAGCTCGTATGTATTCAACAGGTTCTTTATGATAATTAGGTTTTCTTAATTTTTTCCAGTTCATTAAGCACTGAATAGATTAATTACTTCTTTTTTCCACACATCAGCATATTCACAGTCTCTATAACCATCAAACCATGGACCACCTTGTGTGTAATGTAATATTTTAGGTGTGCCGTCTTGTGGTTCTTGATACCAACCTACTAGCCAATTGTAGACGTGTGGTAATGAACCAATATCAGAATCTTCTAGCCAACTAAATCTGTGTAGGAATTTTGGACTTTCGGTGTTTAATAATTCGGGTGTTAATATTTTGTTTTTAGGATGTCCACAGTTCCATAGTACCATACTTGACCAATTTTTTCTTGGATATACAGTTTGTACTTGTCCATCCATTTTTCTACTTTCTTTAGGTTTGTAATCGTGTTGTACACAAACTACTGCTTTTGACTCGTCGCAGTATTTTTCTAGTTCATAACTTGGAATACGCCAAACAAAGTCGCAATCACAAAACACTGCCCACCCTTTGTAATCATTTAGGAATGGAACAAAAAATCTTGAAAAAGTAAATTCTGTTGATGCTAGTCTATCTTTTTCTCTAGTGTATATGCCTTCTTGTCGCATATCGTTTTGTTTTAATGGAATAACTTCTGCATCTGGGTCTTTTCGTTTAATTGAATGTTGGCATACTTGATATGCTATGTCTTCTCTTGAATCCCAACCTACGTATATTTTCATTTTACTAATAATTTGTGTATTTGTTCCCAATTATTTACTCTGGTAATTTCTGGGTGGTTAAAGTCTTGGTTATACGGATGATCGTATAATAATACTTTTAGTCCATATTTTAATCCTGCTAGAGCGTTTTTAGGTTTGTCTTCAACCCAATATAACCCTGTGTTGTGAAACTCTGCTAATGCTGAATCTTTATCTGCTCCTGTGCCTAATATATGGTAGTTTGAAAAAACGTAATCACCAAACAATTCCCCCATTCTTCTTTTACGTAATTCTTGTGCTGGTTTGTCAGATGTTTGTGAAGTGATTGGTATAAATGTCCAACCTTCTGCATGTAATAATTTTACCCAAGTTTGAGAGTCAGGCATTGGTCGTTGTGTTCCCATCCAAGCACTTCTATTAAATTCTCTAATTTCTTTTCTAATTTCTTTTATAGTTAGACCAAATCTTTCTGCCATTTCGTAAGTGTTTTGTTTGTTTGGAAGTAAAGTGTATGGGTGATATCGGCTTCCTTTTTCATCAAAGAGTGTTCGCTGTAACATCCATTTAGAGAAATGGTGTTCCCATTCCAATAGTACGCCGTCTACGTCTGTAAGGATTATTCTATTTGATGTTGGCATCTTCCATACCTGCTACTCGCAATTTAACAATGTTTGTTATTTGCCATTGTTTTTGATCTAGCCCTTTGGTAATGCCTAGCCATTGGTTTCTTATTAATGCAAAGTCGTTTATTGTTTTTGCCATATCAACAACATCGGAATCACCGTCAACATACTTTTCAGCATCTCTGCTGTTTAATGCTCGATTGTAGTTTTCAAAAAATTTAATAAAAGTTTTAGATCTTAATCTTCTTTGTTCAATATTTAGGTACTCTAGTATTGCTTCTAACTGTTGTAATTGACTAAATCTTTCTTCAACTATACCGGGTAGTGACGCTGAAGCCTTTTCAAGACTGCCATAAATTTTACATTGTTTTTTTGCTTCTATAAGTTCTTTATCGAAGTATGCAATACACTCAGGTATTTTATCTAGGTTTCTACTTACTGTATTATACCAATTCATTAATCATCACCGTACGTATTATAGTCATCTTCTTCTTCGTCGTCTGCAAAAACAGAATTTACTGCTTCTTCCAGTTTAGGATCATAATCAGATGACGCCTTTATTTCGTCTTGCTCTACATCCATATCTTTTAATGTATTAATAAAATCTACAGCGGCATCTAATTTTTGTCTATCTGGTACATAATGAGAAAAACTATTCCAAATACGTTCGATATCTTCATGAGTAATATCAGCCATTATCTTTTTCCTTGGGTTCGGTTGTTGCTGATAATTTATCAAAATCTTTCATCAACATGTCTAATTTGGGTCCGACCCAGGCTTTTCTAAACTCAATATGTTCTTTTTTGTCTGGTCCAACGTATTTTAGTCTATTACCAGTCTGAACTAGTACACCTTTTTTCTCAAATAAGTCTACTAAACCGCTATAAGGATCCATACCTGTATCATATGGTATCTTAACTTGTACACCTTCAAAAGGTTTAGCATATCTTGTTTTCATAACTTTACAAGCCGCTCTAATACCCCTTACGTCAGAAATTTTATTTCCTTTTTCGTCTTCTTTTAATTTTAATTTCTTCATTGCAACAACAATAGAACTTGCGTAAATAAAACCTTGTCCGCCCGATATCTTATCATCTGGATCAAACATATCTTGTGATGCATATGTGTGATTAGTTGCTATAAGTCCTACGTTCCAACTACCAAACATATTAACACAGTTCCTTACAAGTGCTGTTAATGCCTTAGGTTTTCTACCTAAGTCACCTTTCATCTCACCTGCTTCAAACTGATTTACGTCTGTTGGTGTTAGTAACATACCTAAACTGTCTATAACAAATAGTACTTTAGGTGCACCTTCTTTATCGTCTGCGTGTTGTTCTTTATAAAGTTTCATAAAGTCTGAAACTGTTCTTGCAACATCATCAACCATGGATAAACTTAATTTTAAAAGTTTTTCTTCTGATGTGTCTACTTTTAATGCTTGTAGCCAAACTTCGTCTAATGCGTTCTCTGTATCAATTAGTATAACAAATATACCTTGCTCCTGTGCATTTTTAATAATGTTTCCTGCCGCTATGTATGATTTACCTGAACCAGACTCACCGGCAAGTACAGTTACTTTACCTAGCGGAACTCCTTTGTTAAAATCGCCAGTCATTAAATAATTTAATGCGTAATTTCCTGTTGATATCCAATCAGTTGGGTCACTGAATCCTATGCCAAGTCCTGAAATTGATTTCGTAATACTCTTTCTAAATTTTGTAACGTCAAATACTTTTGTCATTGTAATCCTATAATATAATCCAAAGGATAATTAGTCCAATTACTACCCAAGCAGGTATTTGTTTGTATAATATCCAATCAATTGCTTTTTTAATTTCTCTTTTCATAATATCCTTATTATAATACACAAGGCCTCACCTGTCAATACGTAAGGCCTTGGTAAATGTCAGATTATTTTGCTTGTCTTGATCTAATCAACTTCAAGATGTCTTCTGCTCTTTTAGCACTGTCTCCTGTAGGAGCCGCCGTTGGTTGTGGCGCTGGTGCAGATTCAGTTACAGCAGGTTTAACTTCAGAATTTGGTATATCTGATGTTTTTTCCGTTGCAACCGGTCTTGATGCTGTTGGTACAGATACTTGTGACTTCTGGTAAGCCATACCAGCGGGTCTAAAGTATTGTCCATACTTCTCTAGATCATAAGCCTCACCGTCAACAGATTTTTCAAATAATTCTTTGATTATTTTTATTTCTGCTTCTGATGGTTCTTTTGGTCTAAAGTCACCTAAATTATGTAAGCCAAACTTGTCGATAGCACTTCTTTCTGCTTCTTCAAGTGCTCTTTCTCTTCTTGACCATTTAGATGTTGAGTAGTCCGCATATCCACCTTTGGTAGTTTTGTTAACTCTAAAGTCAACACCTTTTACAAAATCAGTTGGTAACTCTTCCATTTCTGGATCAAGTAATGCCGATCTAATAATGTTAAAAATTTGAGGTCCAATAATAAATCTTCTAATTGGATTCTCTGGTGTTGTATCCTCATTTAACGGATTTGTAGTTACAAAACCTTGGAAAATATAACTTTTCTTTTTCCAATATTTTCTGCCCATGTCTTCCATGCTTTTATCTTTAAACCATGGTCTAACTTCCGTTAGTACTGGGCAAGTTTTGCCATACATTTCCATACAAGGTACTTGTACCTGTACTGGTCTAGAATCAGTTTGACCTTTAATACCTGCGAAAGGTAGTTTGATCATATTTCTTTCAGTCCAGAAAAATGTATTGTTTGTATCCTTGTCTGGTAAGAATCGAATAACTGCTTCTGAGCCTTCCGATATATTCCAGTGTGGATAAATGGCGTTGTCGCCACCTGTTTGAGAAGTGGAGCG